ACCATTGCGTGACTTTATAGAGGATTAAAAAGGTCCGGGGGACCTTTTTAACCCGAGCCGAGAAACTCGGAAGCGAGGAAGATCCTGTGGACCTTTTTAACGGTCGCCTAGAAATAAAAAAGCGACCCAGGTCCGGGGGACCTTTTTAACCCGAGCCGAGAGATTCGGGAGCGAGGAAGGTCCGGGCGGTCTTTTATAGAGTTTCCTTAATATTTGGGTTTCCGTAAAAAAAGAAATTCTTCATAGGGATGAACCCGACGAAGAAGGAGTAAAGAATGAGTTATACGACAGAAGAAATCGAACAAATTAAAAACCGTATTCTTGAAAACCTAGAGCAAGTCATCGATCCGGAATTAGGGATTGATATTGTCAACCTTGGTTTAGTCTACGAAATTCGGTTTGATGGTGAAACTGGTGAAACAGAAATCGATATGACCCTAACCACTATGGGGTGTCCATTGGCAGACTTGCTGACGGATCAGATTTATGATGCCTTAACAGGAATGGAAGAAGTGACCAAGGTCGATGTAAAATTGGTCTGGTATCCAGCTTGGACGGTTGAAAAGATGAGCCGCTATGCGCGGATTGCATTGGGAATTAAATAAAATTGATTTAAAGGAGGGACAGATGTTCCTCTTTTTTTATGAAGATGGTTTGGATGTCAAATAGTACGAACATTCTACCTTCTTTTCCGATTATATCTTGCAATCACTTCTTAGTAAGGTTATAATAGAATCATTATTAAATTAAGGAGAAGATTATGAATCAGTACCCTTTGGTCTACTTAGACCATGTTCAAAAAGTGTATGGTAAACATATTGCCTTAGGTGATGTGAGTGTCAATATTCAACCGGGTCGTATCATTGGTTTGTTAGGACCAAACGGAAGTGGGAAAACTACCATTATTAAATTAGTGAATGGGCTTTTGCAACCAACTTCTGGTAATGTCTACATCCATGGCCAAGTACCGTCTGCAAAAACCAAACAGGTCGTTTCTTATTTACCAGATACAACTTATTTGGATGAAAATATGAAGATTTCAGAAACAATCCGTTTCTTCCAAGACTTCTATAAGGATTTCAATGCTCAACGTGCTTATCAATTGTTGAATGATTTACATTTGCACCCAGAGCAAAAATTGAAACAACTCTCTAAAGGGAATAAAGAAAAAGTTCAATTAATTTTGGTCATGAGCCGTGAAGCGGATTTGTACATTCTTGATGAACCTATTGGTGGGGTGGACCCTGCTGCGCGTGATTACATTCTTAGAACCATCATTCAAAATCGTCGTCCAAACTCATCTGTATTGATTTCAACCCACTTGATTGCGGACGTTGAACAAGTCTTGGATGAAGCGCTCTTTATCAATCAAGGTCGTATTCTGTTGCATGAAAACACAACTGTTCTTCGCAACCAATACGGTAAATCGATTGATGAGATCTTCCGTGAACAATTTAGAATGTATTAGGAGGTTCTTATGTTTGGGAAATTAATGAAATATGAATTAAAAGCAACCTATAAGTGGTATCTCATTATTTCGGGTGTGCTTGCTATTCTCTCCATTTTTGCTGGTTTATTAGCTTCTAGTGTTATAACTGGGGCATCAACTTTCACAGAAAATACAGCCTTAACTATTGGGAGTATTGTTGTTTTGGTCATTTTTGCGGGCTACATTGGCTTGACCTTGACCAACTATATCATTATTATTCGTCGTTTTTACAACAATATTTTTGGTCGTGAAGGTTATTTGACCTGGACCTTGCCAACTGGATCTCATACTGTTTTACTTGTAAAAGTAACATCTGCTTTGATTTGGAGTATCTTCTGTTTTATTAGCTTGATTCTTTCTTTGCTTATTTTCTTAGGAGTGATTGGCCTCGCTCAACAACAGAATATTTTTGATTTACTTGGTCCATTGTTCGAACATATTGGGTCATCTCTTATTTGGCAAAGCTTGCTATTTCAAGTGTTAGCGACTATTTCAGGTATTTTAATGCTCTACTGTGCCATCTCACTGGGTCAGCTCTTCATTAACAGTCGTATCGTGATGGCCTTCGTCTTTGGATTTATCCTTTGGGTTGTACTAAGTATCATTGGAAGATTGTTCCCTTCTATATCTATTTCAGAACTTTCAAGAACTGCAACTATGTCTTCTGATACTCTTAGTGATATCTTAGTTGTTAACTTTATTCCTGCCTATATCTATGAAGTGGTGAAAATTGTAGCGATGTATTTCACGGTACATTATGTAACAAAATTCAAACTAAACTTGCAATAAAAGTGAAAGAGGGAAGAGATCCCTCTTTTTCTTTTGCCATTTTATACAAAAAATGATACACTTGAGTATATCATTTTGGGGTCGTTACGGATTCGACAGGCATTATGAGGCATATTTTGCGACTCGTGTGGCGACGTAAACGCTCAGTTAAATATAACTGCAAAAAATAACACTTCTTACGCTCTAGCTGCCTAAAAACCAGCAGGCGTGACCCGATTCGGATTGCTCGTGTCTGATGACAGGTCTTAATTTTAGCGAGATACGATCAAACTTTGTCTAGCAGTTTGATAAGAGATTAATAGACTCGCAGTTCCTAGGCTTGAGTTATGTGTCGAGGAGCTGTTAAAACAATACATAACCTATGGTTGTAGACAAATATGTTAGCAGGTGTTTGGACGTGGGTTCGACTCCCACCGGCTCCATTATTCTTTTGCATTCTTTTGCATTCCTTTCTAAAACGTTGTACTTACAGCGTTTTTTATTTTTTTCTTTGGTATTCCTTGGTATTCTTTTGCAGAAAAGGGAGTCACAAAAGGAGTTACAAAAAGGAGGCAAGCCTCCTTAAAAATCTATATATTTCGCAAAGCGTTCACCGATATCGTCCTTTGCTTGTGTTGTAATATGAGTGTATACATTCATGGTTGTCTTTAAATCTGTATGACCAAGTCGGTGTTGGACTTGTTTTAAGGTCATTCCAGCATCAAAACACAAACTAGCGTGTGTATGTCTGAAACCGTGAATTTTAATTGGACGTAACTTGCTATCTTTCAAAATACCAAGTAACCACTTCCTTGGTGAACTGGTAGGAATTGGCTTGCCAAACTCATTCTCAAAAATATATCTTGTTCCTGGCTTTTGTTTTCTCCACTTTTTTAAGATATTTTGTGTGGTCTGATCTAAACTAATCAACCGTTTACTACTAACTGTTTTGGTATTGCCTATTTCTTCACCCGCAAAACCTCTTGTAATAGCCTTGTTTATATTCAGAGTGTTATCGTTCCAGTCTTTCCATTCAAGCGCTAAAATCTCCCCTTTTCGCGCTCCGGTAAATGCTAGAAGACGGAAAAGGACTATCTTCTCTAAATCTTTAGTCTTAGCAACTAATTTCATAAAAGATTTTAATTCATCTTTATTGTAGAAATCACTCTTTTCGTTTGATTTTTTCCTAACAGTAGCGACCACGCTCTCAATTGGATTACTATCAATGTAACCATGTCTAATCGCATACTTAAAAACATTGTTCATAAGGCCTTTTAATTTACGACCATAGACAAGCTTACGTGACCACTCATTCACTTGCTCTTGCATTTGGAGAGGTGTAATACTACCTATCTTTTTATCTCCCAAAGCTGGATAGATATGGTTTTTGAAGTTCCTAGAAGTCTTTATATAGGTGCTATCTTGTACGGTCTCAGAGTATTCTTCTAACCACTTTTCTGAGATTTCTTCGACAGTTATCTCTTTTTTTGTTTGTTCTTCATTTTCAATATCATTTTGAAGTTGAAGTAGTGCAGCACGGGCTTTCCCTTTGGTTTCAAATCCTCGACGTGTAATGTAACGACTAGAACCATCTACCTTACCTATATAGGCTCGGAACATATAAGCGGTATCACCGTTTTTCTTTTTGTAGGACTTGATTTCCATTGATTATCACCTCACTTTTTGGTAAAATGGGTATAGTAAAGAGGGCTTTTTAATGCCTTCTACTATACATGGATATCCTCACACTCAAAGTTTGGCGATGGCGAGTGTGGGGATTTTTTTATTTTGTTTCAAAAATGTTCCCACATTCTTGACAATGCCATTGTTTTTTTCCTTTTTTGCCAGCAAATCCAGCTAGCGTTCCGATCCCACCTGTCAAGACAGCCCCACCGACAGCTTTTCCAACCGAAAATGCTTTTTTATTTTGTTGCATAAACTGTACTTTCTTGCTACTACAATGCGGGCATTTTATAGCATTTTTTTCTATTTTTTTCTGATTACGAACTTCGATGAGTTCACTACTAGCTTTAGAAGATTCCTTTAAAACAGTTTTCACTCCTCTGTTTTCGATTTCTTCCATTAGTTGAGGATCTTTTTTAGCTTGAAGGTATTCACCAAGCGTTTTAGATTTTATAAAACCTTTAAAACTCATTTTTAACTCCTTTGATATGATTTATAATATTTAAATACTCTTCTTTAACCATCGTCTCATCAGCGATGGTTTTTAATTTATACTTTTCCATAAAATGGACATAGTTAAAGTCAGATACATCATCCATGGTTTTTAACTCTTCTTCTAGAAGATAATGGATCATATTTCGGTCTGCCTGAAGCTCACACATCTCTCTATTGATATTATACTGGTATTGTGAATGCTCCTTGTGGCCAAGTTCGTGTAGGGCTACTTGTTTTTGGTCTTGCTCTGATAAATTGATATCAATAGCGAGAAGTTTCAATGTTGGATTGAAGAATCCTGGACTATGCCAGCCTGTCCCATCAAAGTAGCATAGGTTTACACCCTCCTGGGCGCAAAGCTCTCTTACAGTCATAAATGCACCTCTATTTATTTTTAAAGTGTGCCTCCAAGACCGCTGTAATAAAATCTATATCTTCTTCAGAAAGTGGCTTACCATCGAATAACATAGATTGCGCAGCAATGTCTCTGAGGTCTAATGGTGCAGAAGCATCACCATCTTTCGCAATGTTAGGATTTTCTGTGCGTCCCAATAGGTAGTCGGTGGACACGTTGAAGTAGTCGGCGATTTGTTGCAACCTTTCAGCAGAAGGTTGATTCCTTTTTAATCCATACAAAGAATTTTTTCCTAATTCTAGTTTTTCTTCCAAGGTATTTAGTGAAATCCCCTGTTTTTCACATAAATCCTTTACGATTTCAAATGTATAAAACATTGATTTATCAGCCTTTCTAAGACATGACAAAAAATATTTTAAAAAATACGCAAAAAATAGTTGACTTTATTTTGCGTTTACGCTAAAATAGTTTTTGTAAGTTAAAGAGTTAGTTAAAAAACTAATAAAAACTAATCTAAAAATTAAATAGCTTTGCCGAGCAGTACAAATTGATAGATATATGATTTTATCAAGGTTTTTAATTATGCTTTCATTTTAGCAGATACGCTAAAATGTGTCAAGCGTTTTATAAAATAATTTACTAACTCTTTAACTCTATTAAAAAATAAAAGGAGGAGGTAACATGAGTCAACAACATCGGAAATGGATTGAAATTGTAAAAAATCGTATCGATAAACGCGGTTGGTCGCAGACTGACTTAGCTATCGTAGTAGGAGTTAGTCCATCGGCGATTACACAATTGTTTAAAGATGGGAAAGGAAGTGACGACTTGAAGCTTCGTATCAATAAAAAGTTGCGAATTAGTGAGTCGTGGGAAAGATTTGAAGAGTAGGAGGAAAAATCATGAGAATCGATTTATTATCAGCAAAAGTTGTTTTGGATGAAGAAATACTTGCTAGTATAGATAACTCATTTGGTCCTGTTACGAAAGGGTATACTAAAGACCAAAAAATTAAGTTCATTTTGAATTTTAACCGCGCCTTAGAAATAGCTAGATTTTTAAATGAAAATCCAGATATTTTAAAAAAACAACGTGAGATTTTTAAAATGATTTTAAGGAAGGCGCAGGAGCCTTGAGACTATTTTTTTGGAGAAAAACATGGAGGATAAAATCAATGAAACCAAACCGATATCCGTATAGTGGAAAAAGAAAAAGCCTTGAAAGAAAACCTGTAAACAGCGTTGACATCAAGGCAGGTAATATTAAGTTAGATAGCTCAAGTATCACCTTTAGTAGCAGTAAGATTACTATTAAAGGTCAGTCCATTACTGGTGTGTAAGTTCCGTCTGGTTCGAGACGAAGTGGCTTATTACAATCAACGTCAATCGTCCCATCTGGAAACATTTCGTAATTGATTACCAGTCCGTTGGGATAAAATGTTTCAACGTATGCGTGTCCTGGACCTTTTTCATGAACAACTTTAGTAACTTGATCTTGAGGTATTCCAGTATTGATAGTCATTTCCATCGGCGACACTCCTTTCTGTTTAAGATTTTGACTAAAACGGTGAGAGGTCCTAGTCGAAATATATTATAACATAACAAACAGAAAAGCACAACATATTGAAAATGCATGTGATTATTTTACAACATATTGTGTTTAGAGGTGAAAAATGTGGGAACAATTAAATAAAATCATGCAGGAAAGAAATTTAAACGGTAATCAGTTATCTAAAATGGCTGGAGTTAATCGTAGTTTCTTTTCTGACCTAAAGACAGGGAAGGTAAAATATCTTTCTTGGCAGAATATGTGCAAAATAGCTGATGCACTGGAAGTCAGCTTGGATGAATTTAGATAATATAAAAGCACCTGACTGCAATCAGGCACTTAGAAAATTATTCAAGAGAATTATATCACAGAAAAGGAGGAATAGCTAGTGGCGATAGAAGAATTAGGAGAAAAATGGAAAAGTGATTTATTTGAAGAACTCGTTCAGTTAGCCATCGAAGCAACGAAAGAAGCTGATAGAAGACTTTCTAAAAAAATCAACATGGTATCTATTAATGTTGTTATGGATGCCACTGGATGGGGAAGAAAAAGAATTGAGACTTTTCGAGATCAAGGAAAATTCAGTTATCAACAAAACACAAAAGGTGGCAAATACTTGTATGACTTGGATGATGTATTAAGATTTCAACGTCAACTTATGAAATAGGAGTTTTAACATGAGCCTATTAAACAAAATAAAATTATATTTTTCAGGAATTATCGAGGAAGTAAATCTCGATTGGAAGAAAGTCGCTCTGGAAATCAATCAACAATTGATTGAACTGCAAATGAAATACCAGGATGCAATTCAACGTATTGCAGATCTTGAAAAACGATTAGCAATCTATGAAGAAAAGGAGAAAACAAAATGCTAGAATACCTATATTTAATAACTATCGCACTTGTATGCCTTTGGGCTCTAGTAAATGAACTGGATAGTCATGCTAAGTCTCAAAAGGAAAATAAACAATTAATCGCTAATAATATTGCTCGCATGAATTTGAGAAATTCAGATAAACAATTCACATATGACGTAGATCCACCAATAGGATTGAAGTAAGGAGAAAAATATGAGTGTAAGTCGCAATATGAACGAAATGGAAATTCGTGTGTTAAATATGATTCTTAATTGCGCTACGTTCGACCTTCCAATTCAAGCAAGTGAAATACGTTTAGAAACTGGACTCTCAAAACGTAAGTTAGAAGAAGTCATTGAAAGTCTTCGAGTTAATTTTAGACACCCTATTGTAGCTAAGAAGACGAAACCGAATGGGTATTACTTACCACAAAGCGAGGAGGAGCGACAAGCTGGTCTAGCTCCTTACCGTAGACAAATCTTAACCGAGCAGAAGAATCTTGCTGCTGTCATGAATATTGACTTAGAAAGCTACTGGAGGAAGAGTGTATGAGTGAAGATTTTAGAATATTACCTCATGATCTAGTTGCAGAGCAGTCGGTTCTGGGTGCTGTATTTATCTCACCTGAATCTATTATCTATCTAGCTGACGAATTAACTCCTGACGATTTTTACAAGCCTGCCAACAAGATTGTATTTAAAACTATGTTGTCATTGCTTGAAAAAGGTGAGCCAATCGATGCTACGACTATGGTGTCTGCTCTTACCAATCAAGGTGACATCTCAAATATCGGTGGTATAAACTACGTTGTCGAGTTAGTAAATTCAACACCAACTTCAAAAAATGTGGAGCATTACGCAAAATTAGTAAAAGAGAAGGCAACTCTTCGGAAAGTCATCGCTGACTTGTCTGATTCATTATCTAGTGCCTACCAAGGTGATGTATCGATTGGTGACATCATTGCTAAAACTGAAAAATCCTTACTCAATATCAGTAATCAAAATGCAGGTACTGGATTTCGTAATGTGGCCGCTATCATAGACACACATATGCAAATAGTTGAGACTCGATCGCAGACAGATGGATTTGTGACAGGTATTTCTACAGGTTTCATAGGATTAGATAAGATTACAACAGGTCTTCATGAGGATAACCTTATTATTCTTGCTGCACGTCCTGCTATGGGTAAGACTGCATTAGCGTTGAATATAGCAAAGCATGTAGCTGTGAAAGAAAATAAACCAACTGTTATTTTTTCACTCGAAATGGGAGCAGAAGACTTAATTGAACGGATGGTGGCATCAGAGGGGATGGTTCCAACTTATCATTTAAAAACAGGGAATTTAAGTACAGACGAATGGAGAAGGCTTGTTCATGCTCAAAGCAATCTCTATGATGCTCCTATCTTCGTAGATGATACAGCAGGTATTCGTATTTCAGAAATTCGTTCAAAAGCTCGAAAACTTGCCCAAGAAATGGGTGGGATTGGTGTTATTATCATTGACTACTTGCAGTTAATTACTGGATCAAAAGGAGAAAATCGTCAGCAGATAGTTTCTGAAATATCGAGGGAATTGAAGATACTTGCAAAAGATTTAAAAGTACCAGTCATAGCTTTATCTCAATTAAGTCGTGCAGTTGAACAGAGACAAGACAAACGGCCGATGCTGGCAGATTTGCGAGAGTCTGGCTCGATTGAGCAAGATGCTGATATCGTAGCATTCTTGTATCGTGAGGCCTACTATCAGAAGGAACAGGCAGACAGTCAAGAAGCGAATAACGTAACCGAGCTGATCCTGGAAAAGAATCGGCATGGCAGTTTAGGCACAGTGAAGTTGTATTTTCACAAAGAGTACACAAAATTTTCAAGTGTGGAGGATATATAACAATGATTAAGAAAAGCGAAGTCACTGGCTTCTTATCGTTTTTCAAATTTCCAAAGCCATTTATCTATGATGAGAAATATAAGACATTGAGCAATAACGCTAAAATGCTCTATATGCTTCTGTTTGATAGGTTAGAACTATCTTTAAAAAATGGCTGGCATGATAAAGAAGGGAACGTCTTCCAGTATTACACAAATGAACAGTTAATGATTGACTTAAATTGCAATAGCAACAAGACGATTATCAAAATCAAAAAGGAATTGAAAGATGCTGGTCTAATGAAGGAAGTCAGACAAGGGATGAACTTACCAAACCGCATTTATCTTGATGTTCTTAACGGAAGTGTAGAAAGTACATTTCAGGAAGTGCAAAAAGTACACCTTGGAAGTGTAGAAAATACACTTTCGGAAGTGCAAAAAGTACACACAATCAAGACTGAGAATACTAAGACTGAGAATAACAATAATAAATTGTTGATTTGTAAAGAAGTTATTTCTTATCTAAATTTGAAAGCTAAGAAGAATTTTAAGGTTGACACTGCTAGTCATCAAAAATTTATCAAGGCAAGGCTAAAAGAGGGTTATGTCCTTGAAGATTTTAAAAAGGTTGTGGACATTATGGTCGCTAAGTGGCAAGGTACAGAGTATGAACAGTATCTTCAACCACAAACGCTCTTCGGCAATAAGATGGATAATTATCTGAATCAACCTATGCCACGAAAAGTTCACTCTTTTCAATCAGCAGTTGATGAAAGGCTAGGATTTTAAATGAAACAGTTTAAACAATTTAGAACTAGAACAGTTCTTGATGATGTATGTGAAATCCATGGATGCCATCTTTGGTCTGTTAAGATTCCTATCAAGGGCAATGTTGAGGAAATCAGTCAATGTCCTGAATGCGAGAAAGAGAACATTCGTCTCTTTGAAAAGCAGTTGAATATAGAATCCGAGGTAAAGAGTAAGCTATCGGATACTTACGAGGTCTTTGCTCGTGATAGTATCGTTTCAAGTAAGCTTGCTAGCAAGTCACTTCATGACTATGAGATTCAGGTTGATATTGATGAAAAGGCTATGAATTTTGTGAAGCGGTTGGAACGTGAATATGCCAAAGGAAGAACAGGAAACGCAATTATTACTGGTCCTTCAGGAGTTGGTAAGAGCCATCTAACCTATGGATTTGCTCGTTTTATCAATGAGCAATTCAAGTCCTATGATGAACCTAAAAGCGTACTCTTTGTTTCAGTTGTGGCTTTATTCGACAAGATTCGAGAAAGCTTTGAGTTTGATAATGGTTATTCAGAAGCTAAGATGGTTAAGTTACTATCAGAAGTAGACTTCCTATTTTTAGATGATCTTGGGAAAGAAAGTCGTAAAGCTGATACAAAGCGAAACGAATGGGCACATCAAATTTTATTCAAGATTTTGGATAATCGAACAAATACCATTATCAATACGAATTTGAGCAGTGAAGAGATTAAAGAGCTTTATTCGGATGATTTTGGGAATGGTGCTCTCTCTAGTCGAATTTTTGAAGGAGCAACAGGAAAATGTTTTGTATATCCATCCAGTATGAAGGATAGGAGATACTAATGTTAAATCTTTACTTTGTCTATAACGGGCACTGTCAATTCTTCCTTGGGACCTTTAATAACGTTGATGATCTCATTGAACGGATGGAAGACCATCAATGGGCATTCTCGGCTATTACTCACCCAAGATTTCAGAAGCACATCAGAAAGCGGACAACACGATTCGACTACGGTGCTAAGGACTGTTATTATTTAGCAACTTTTTCAGAAGGAGAAGAAAATGATTGAACTTATTAAAGAATTTGGAATGGCTATTCTGTGGCTATTTCTCGGCTACTTAGTCGGGGAACGTGCAGCAAGAAAGGAAAAGAAAGATGATCAATAATGTAGTGTTAATTGGGCGCTTAACTCGTGATCCAGAATTACGATACACACCGTCAAATGTTGCTGTTGCGACTTTCAACCTTGCAGTAAATCGGAATTTTAAAGGCACAAATGGAGAACGAGAGGCGGACTTCATTAATTGTATTATGTGGCGTAAGCAAGCTGAAAATTTTGCAAATTGGGTTAAAAAGGGTGCTCTTGTGGGAATCACTGGCCGCATCCAGACTCGTAGTTACGATAATCAACAAGGTCAACGTGTCTATGTGACGGAAGTGGTAGCTGAAAGTTTTCAAACGCTTGAAAAGAAGGATAATATTGCGAACCACTCAAGCATGGAAAATCAGATGCCACCAAGTTTCGGAGCTACAAATCCTTTGGATATCTCAAATGATGATTTTCCATTTTAGGTGATTTATATGAATGATGACTTAAAGAAGCAGCTAATTGAAGGCTATGAGCGAGAGATTGAGAAAGCAGAAGCACACATATCAGAATTAACTGAACCATGTGTTAAATCACTTGCACATTCACGGGCAGAAGAACGTGGATACTGGAAAAAACGAGTGAAGGAATACGAAAGTAAAATCAAGGAGTTAAAGAATGAATAAGAAAGAATTGATTGATAAAATTGAAAGTTTACCAAGTCTCACTAGTATTACTAGCATTAGACCGTATGTTGACAAGAAAATTGTTTTGGGGTTAATTAGTCAGTTAGATGAAGAGGTCGGGAAAGAGAAGCGGTATATCGTGAAGATGAAAGGTTTAAATGAATATCATAGCTATCTCAATTATGATTCAATTGATGATGAATGGTATTTCACTAATGCTGAAAATGGACCTGTCGTAGGAACACACCACACCCGAAAACAATTAGAAGAAGCTGGCTTTGGCTGGGTGTTTGATTGCGAGGGAATTGAAGTTGAGGAGGTGGAAGAATGAATAAACAGGAATTGATAGATTATTGTAATGCCATAAAAGAAAATAAAAGTCAAATTATAAATTGTATTGATGTAAACAGAATTATCAAAAAAATCGAACAACTAGACGAATCACAGAAAGTCAAAGTTCCGCAGTTTGTGGCGGAGTGGTATGAAGAGAATAAGGATGTTTTTGAAGCGAATTTGTATCGATATGCCTATAACATTCCATCGGTTTTTGATAGCGATAAACTTAATGAGTTTGAAAGGTGGTTTCTAACCGCTGGCAAAAAACCATTTCAAACCCTCGTCAATATGCACCAATTCGGCTACGAGGTCGAGAAAGAGAAAGAAAAGCGGTATGAAGTGATATTGTGCAATGGACAGTCGTTGAAAACTGTATACAGACAGGGTGAGGATCGTCTTGATTTTGAAAAGGTGTATGGCGAGATTGAAAGATTTACTAGAAAACAATTAGAAGATGCCAACTTTGGCTGGGTATTCGATTGTGAGGGGATTAAGATTAAGGAGGTGGAGTGATGGAAAAATCGAAAGAAATTGGTTTAGCAATCACAGAAATACAAGTAAAGGTATTAACTCAATCTGAATCCTTAAGTGCCTATGAATTGAATAACATTAAAATAAAAGCAAGGACTTTATATGAAAGTCTTGTATGGTTACATTACGAAGCAGAGGAGAGAAAATATTGAAACGCTTCTTAATCGGCTATGCCTTGCTTACTACTTGCTTGTTATTCATGCAACGTGAAGCACAAAAACCCTTGCTAGTTTATCATGCTGATAGTAAATATCAGATTACTGGCAAGGTTACAGAAAAACGAAAAATCGGAAGTCTATTCACTATCACGGTAAATGGGAATGTATTTGTAGTTAGTGAGCAGAAATATAATAATACACAGATAGGAGATGATATTGAATTATGAACACATTAGAAAATGTAAAGCAATGGTTTATTGATCGTGATTTAGAAAACGGTGGACGATTAGACAAGCAGTCACTTAAACTCAGTGAGGAATTTGGTGAGTTATGTGCTGGGTATCTCAAGAAGAATGAGCAGTTAACCAAGGATAGCATCGGAGATTGTGCAGTCGTGATTGTTGGACTAGCCTTACTCATTAAGGAAGATGTGAATCAGATTTTTAAAGAATCTGATAGTATCAGTAAAAAAGACGTACTTGATTGTTTCAAATTAATGAATGCTAATATCAGTGAATTTCAGTTGTCTCAGAATCTTGCAAGTAAGGAAATGTGCAGACACAATCTGGTGCGATGCATTGGTTATCTAAAAAATCTTGGTTATGATTTTGATGAATGTTTTGAACTTGCTTATCAAGAAATTAAAGACCGTAAAGGTCGCTGGATTGATGGTTCATTTGTAAAAGATGAGGATTATTTCATTAGTGATAATGTAAATAAACCAAGCCATTACCAAGGCTCAAAAGGTCTTGAAAGTATTGAAGTGATTGATAATTTTATTGGTAACTTAATTGGTAAGGCTGCATGGTGTTGGGGAAATGCAATCAAGTATCTACTACGTTTCCAAAAGAAGAACGGTATTGAAGATTTGAAGAAAGCTAGAAAGAACCTTGATTGGTTGATTGAGGAACAGAAGCATGAGAATTAAGACAGCAAATGGCTCTATCGTCAATGTTAATAAAACAAAGCGTAGTATCACGATTGAAGGAATTGAGTTCGGATCAGATTGTCGTACTTTGGTCTCTAAACATAGAGATGGTACAGGGACTATTACATTAGTCTTTGATGGAAAAGTTATTTAAAAATTCAATAGTCTTAGAAATATTACATGGCATAGAAAAGAGGTGAACGATGCCTTTCTTTCCTGATATTAATGAATCAAAAACAAAAGAAAATGCCAAGAGAATTCTGAAAGGATACCTTAGATGGAGAAGAGTGGCCAATGACATAGATGGACAGAAGGTAACAACAACCTACTCATTTATGCCACGGTCTCAATCTTCAGTCAGGATTAGCCAGGTTGAGAAATTAGCCATTCGAAAAGTTGATGCTGAACTTGAACTTGATGCGATTGAACAAGCAGTAAGTGGTCTACATGATCCCCTCTATCGTAGAATCCTTTTTGAAAAATACCTTCAGTGGGATTGTAAAAAAGATGAAGCAATCTTAATGGATTTATCACTTTCAGAAAGTTCTTATTACGATATTTTAGACAGGGCCTTAATGGCATTTGCTGAATTGTATCGAAATGGTGAACAGGTTGAAATTTTAGAATAAAAAAATGGAGTTTTCTTGGAGTAAATTTGGAGTTTTCTTGGAGTAAATTTGGAGTAAGTTCGGAGTAAATATATGATTTAATGTGCTAAAATTATATTATGAAATAATTATAAAGGCAGGCACAACCTGCCTTTTCTTGTAGTTTGGAGGTGATATTGTGAGAAAAGTAGAACCTATTCGTGAACTTGATGATATTGAGCGAATGAAAGATTATTTGAAGTCAAAGAATGAGCGAAACTACGTTCTGATTATGTGTGGTCTGTACTCTGGAATGCGCATCAGCGATATCATACCTCTTCAGGTCAAACAAGTTACAGGTGATAGAATAGAAGTCGTCGAGAAGAAGACAGGGAAGGTCAAGAGATTTGCCATCAATCCAGAGTTAAGAAAGACTTTAAATCACTACATCAGAGAAAATAACCTTCAAGGGTATGATTATCTTTTTCCTAGCAAAAAGAAAGTTAGAACTGATGGAGTTAGAATTGCTCATATCGGAAGAGTTGCAGCTTATCAAATTTTAAAACAAGCTGCTGAACATGTTGGTCTGAAGAATATTGGAACACACTCGATGAGAAAATCATTTGGCTATCATCATTACAGACGAAATCAAAATGTAGCGATTTTGATGGAGTTGTTTAATCATTCATCACCAGATATCACACTTGACTACATTGGCATTAAGCAAGATGAATTAGATGATTCGATGATGAATTTTAGCTATTAAATACCTATTTATTTAACACATTGAGAAAATGTAAATTAGTATTTAATAAAATAGATGTAAGCACTTGCTACAAGTGATGTTTAAGGATGTTGATTTTATTTAACAGAATATAAGATATGTTAAATATACAAGGGTGCCAGAGATTAAAAAAACACCCCCCTCCTAGATTAAAAAACACCCCCTCCTACATCATAGAATTCCACCCCATACCCACTAAAAAGAAAGGCCCCTCCCCTAAATGAATACCCCCCAAGAAAGACCAGACCGGAGTGGTCCTCACCGAGTCGCCTTTGAAAAGAATAAGAAGATTATTCTTAAGACGAGAAATACTTGTGGGATTTGTGGACTACCAGTAGACAAGTCATTGAAGTATCCACATCCTTTGTCACCAGTCATTGACCACATCATTCCAATTAATCGGAACGGTCATCCATCAGACATCAATAACCTACAGCTTGCGCACTGGCAGTGCAATAGACAGAAGTCTGACAAGCTTTATGCTGATGATAAAACAACAAGTACAACTGTTGTTGGCAACAGGAACTTGCCACAATCAAGAGATTGGACAAAATATAAATCTTAATAAAATAAAATATAAAATAAAATACAAAATAAAATATAAAATTATTTTTTTAAGAAAGATATAAATTAACAGAATACTAGATTTTTAGAAAAAATGGAATGTATGAGGAAAGTCCTAGCTATGGATAGGGGGGTATCCCCCTCCCACTAGGCGCTCGAGGGCTTCACACCGTCACTGTACATTTTTTTTCGCGCCAAATCATCACAATGAAAGGAGAACGGTTTGGAATTAAGAGGAGTTGACTATCTTAGAAGAAAGTTGAATCTCTATCAGAGTAGGGTTAATCTGAGGTATAAATACTATGCAATGCAGCATTACAGAGCACCTGTCGGAATTACAATTCCTGCTCATGTAAGAGCTCAATATAGAGCTACTCTTGGATGGACTGCCAAAGGGGTAGATTGTCTTGCAGATCGTTTAGTGTTTCGCGAATTTACAAATGATGATTTTGAAGTTATGGAAATCTTTAATCGCAACAATCCTGATATTTTCTTTGATAGTGCTATTCTAGCTGCACTGATTGGTTCGTGTTGCTTTATCTATATTTCAAAGGGTGAAGATGATGAGGTGAGGTTACAAGTTATTGAGGCTAGCAATGCGACTGGTGTCATTGATCCTATCACTGGATTGCTTGTAGAAGGTTATGCAGTTCTGGCTCGTGATGATTACAATCAACCAACATTTGAAGCCTACTTTGAACCTAATTCTACTCACTTTATTCCGAAAAACGGGAAACCGTACTCGGTTGCGAATGAAGCAGGCATTCCATTACTTGTCCCAGTAATTCATCGGCCTGATGCTGTTCGTCCATTTGGTAGATCAAGAATTACCAGATCTGGTATGTCATATCAAAAGGAAGCAGAACAAACAATTGAACGTGCCAATATCACTGCAGAATTTTATTCATGGCCACAAAAATATATTATTGGATTAGATCCTGATGCAGAGAAGTTGGAAACTTATAAAGCTACTGTATCAAGTTTATTGACAATTTCTGCCAGCGAAAGTGGGGAAAAACCAAGTATTGGTCAATTTACTACAGCAAGCATGTCACCATTCACTGAACAGCTAAGAACAGCAGCTGCAGGATTTGCTGGGGAAATGGGCTTGACCTTGGATGACATGGGGTTTGTGTCTGATAACCCGTCATCTGTTGAAGCTATCAAGGCTAGTCATGAAAATCTTCGTCTAGCTGGTCGAAAGGCTCAGCGTTCACTAGGTGCTGGATTGCTAAATGTCGCTTATGTTGCAGCGTGTTTACGTGATGATTTCCATTATGCGAGAAGTCAATTTGTTAGTACAACTGTCAAATGGGAACCATTGTTTGAAGCGGATGCGAATACGATGACCATGATTGGTGATGGTGTTGTGAAGCTAAATCAGGCATTACCTGGTTACATCAACGCAGAAACTATTCGAGACCTTACTGGTATTGCAGGAGATATGTCTGCTAAACCTGTTGTAGAAATTCCACAAACATCATCTGATGTAGAAACCGGAGAAGATAAACAGAAAAATAGAATTATTTCAACCTATGAAATTACTTCTCTTTTAAGTAATTACCAAAAAGGTGTTTTATCGAAAGAAAATGGTATTTCTTTATTAGTGTCAACCGGAATTAACCCTACTGAAGCAGAAGAAATGTTGAACAGAACAAAAGTTTTGGAGCAAGTAGATGAATGATGAGATCGATGTACTACCTAAGCTTCTGCAAGAAGTAAAAAATGAATTTGAGCTTGCTTATGGAGAAAGTGAGATTATCCGAAATGCTTTTGCCACGTTGGAAGCCAAACAAGCAACTTACAAAACAGCAAATGAGTTTGCGATTGAAATTGGTGAAATTCTTTCTAAGGCTCTAGGAGCTTCTATAAGCGCTGATAAACTACCAAACGGTAAAATGTATTACAATATCGCCCATCGCTTGCTGACGGACGTGCTAGGACGAAATCACGAGCTTGTAAGTGGTTATGCTAGCGATGTTCAGAAGAATTTAAATGATAAAGCAAAAATCGGTTTGAAAGTTCAAGATCCTGAATTAAATCTGGATCGAGTAGCTGGTATTGTCAATCGTTTTTCATCTGAGGAGAATTTTGAGGATGTCAGTTGGTTGCTCGGTGAACCTATTGTGAAATTCACTCAATCAATCATTGATGATAGCATTCGTAAGAATGCGGAGTTTCATTACAAGGCAGGATTGCAACCTGAGATTATTAGAAAATCTTTTTTTCATTGCTGTGAGTGGTGTCAAGAAGTTCAAGGGAATTATAAATATCCAAGAGTTCCGAAGGACGTTTATAGAAGACATCAGCATTGTCGTTGTATTTTAGACTATGATCCTAAAAACGGAAAAACTCAAAATGTTTGGACGAAGAAATGGAGTAAGGAAGATAGTAACTCTCGCAAAGAGGAGCGAATTAAACAACAAAAACAGTACACTGAAAAAAATATTGAAAAAAAGGAATCTGAGTTCAAAAACAGACAATTGCTCCATTATAAAAACGAGGCTATTGATGCTATTAAGAAAACAGATATGTCCAAAAAAGTTGGGTCGGACAATTATAAGAAATTTATAGATATTTTTGATACAATTAAAGATGAAAATACGTTAAAGTTGTACCAAAAATTAGGATCAAAAATAGAGTACGAGAAACTTGGTAAAACAGGAAATTTTGCTGAGAAAAATCGTGTACAACTTAACCAAAGCGCTTTTGATGGGAAGGTAGTAAAAACTTTAAACAAATACTGGGCTAAACCAATGTCAACTACATTTCACGAAAACGGCCACGCTTTGGATTATTTGGGCTTACAAGCTATAACCAAAGGGGAAAAAGTTGTTATCGGAGAAAAGAAGGTACGACTATTTGGAGAAACCACAAATGTTTCAGTGTATGCAACTCACAGTTCTCATTTACCTCAGTACAATCTGAGAGAAACAATTAGAGAAGATTTGTGGAGACGTATTAACGGAGACTTGCCTATGATTAAAGAATTAGGTGAGAATCCAAAACAATCTGAAAAGAATAAAATCATAAAACTTGCAAAAGAGAATCAAAAAAAATTCCAGGAAGAAATGAAGGAGTTATCTAAAGAGAATCCGTCTGCAGTTGCAAATCTTTCAGATATGGTAGAAGCTACAGGGTGGTATAAAGAGCCACAACCGTTTGGATATGGCCATGGCAAGAACTACTGGAAGAAGCCAGGTTCAGCAGAAGCTGAATTTTTCGCTGAGATTTCGGAATTGATAGCAGTTGATCCTGAGGCGTATCAGGTAGTAAAAGAAATATTACCAAATGCAGTAAACGTTTATCATAAAATTGTTAATGATATTTTGAAAGGAGTCTAAAATGTTTCATGTGATCGATGAGGAAGTAAGTCTGAGAGTAGAAATTGCGGAAGCGAAATATTTAATTCACTTTAGAGAACGATTTCCGTCAGATATTTTTTTTGAGGACGAGATAGATTCTGTAATCGCTGAAAAAATTGAAAAGGCGGTTGAAAAATGTATATCTCAAAATAAACCTTATGTTAAACCAGATGGATACGAAGACCGTTTTTATTAAAGTTGCACTCGAAAGGGTGCTTTTCTTATGCTCAGAAAGGAAATTTTGATGAACAAATACAAAAAATTGATAGGATTGATTGAAGATAACAATCTGGAGATACAGTCCTTGAAATGTTACGACCCACAGAGCGCTTGGCATGGTGAGGAGTTATGGATTGTTGATAAGAAAAACAAAAATAAAATTTTTGATTTATCGGTTAACGGTTACTGCTTTCATGACGATTCTGTCGAAAAAGCTATTGAAGAAGTCGAGAAGTATCTATTATTGAAAAAGATGGATACGTTTGATGATTTCAAAAAATGGGTGGAAAAGAATGCTAGACCTCAAGAAAATGCTTAGAAAGGAGTAAATTATCTCCCAGCGACAGGGTTATCATGCGATGACGATTGAAAGGAAATTAGAATGGCAAGGAAGAAACTTGGCAATCAGAATCCTACTCAATCGGTAATTTTAAAATACGTCAAGAAAAATTCAAAAGCTAAAGAAGCGATTGAACTTTACGAGCGGACAGGGCTTTCTTGCTATGCTTGGCAGAAAAATCTGCTATTGCCTTTAATGGCAGTAGATAAAAACGGACTATGGGTACACCAAAAATTTGGCTACTCTATACCTCGTCGTAATGGTAAATCAGAAATCCTCTATATAGCTGAAATTTGGGCGCTTCATAAAGGATTGAACATTCTGCATACAGCGCATAGAATTTCTACATCTCATGCCTCTTTTGAAAAAGTTAAACGATACCTTGAGAAAATGGGGTATGTGGATGGTGAGGATTTCAATTCCATTCGAGCTAAGGGTCAAGAAAGAATTGAGCTATATTCAACAGGTGGTGTTGTCCAATTCCGTACCAGAACATCAAATGGTGGTCTTGGTGAAGGTTTTGATATGATGATCATTGACGAGGCCCAGGAGTACACGACTGAGCAAGAATCTGCCTTGAAATACACGGTAACGGATAGTGAGAATCCTATCACAATCATGTGTGGAACACCTCCGACACCAGTTTCAAGTGGTACGGTCTTTACTAAGT